TAACTTGCGGAGTGGCAAGAAGACATATAAGAGTTTCGAGAGGTTCGCCATCCTTAAAGGCTTCGATCCTGATTAAAGGCTCATTTGAACCGAAATTTTTTCCTATAATAAAGCGTAGATCCATTTCACTCATCGCTGACCTCTTTAAAAAAATCAAGAAAATGTGGATGATTTATATATTCCCTGTACATATATTTCCACATATCACCGACACATGGCTTACAAAACTGTTCATATATTGGTCTTGAACCTGCATGGTATTTAATTATTTGTTGGTTAATTGAAATTTCCTTACCGCAACGCGGACACAAAGGAAGATCAATCATCGCTCACCTCTTTAACATCAATCGCATCTTTTTCAGCAGTAAATGTTATTCCATCAGTCGTATAATAATGGGTTTTATAAAGATTACTGTAATCACGATATCCACGAAATCTGGTTTGCCCTGTATCAAGATGTTGCATAAACAATCCTTCGCACATTTTATGAGGAACAACAGAATAATCATATAGTTTTACAGCATCACTCTCCGTCATCACCCATCCCCAGAATATCGACTTTAATATCGCGCTTCAGATAATTCAAAGCATCAATAGCTCCCATACTGTAAACTTGCTCAACAGAATTATGGGGTATTTTTTTTAACGTTTCTTTTTCATCAAAAATTAAATCGTCAATCATGTCGATTACTGTCTGAATGTCACTATCACGCTTTGTGTTTATCTGAGTCATATTGTACAAAACCTTCTCCACCACACCAACAGCACAATGACATGTCACCGCCATCTATATCTTCAACTTTAATGTTAATAAAAACCTGCCAGCAGACAGGAATCGAACCTGCGTCTCCCACGCTGCGGGTGGGACTCTGCCATTGAGTTACTGCTGGCGTAAAAATCATGCAATATCACATGCCTCTTTGCATTTGTCGCATCTGGGGCAGATTGTCATTCGGCCTCCGGTGGCAACGGCATAGACATCCAGTGTGTTATACGCGGATAATCTAACCTGAATTGATCATCATTTTCATGTATAAAAATACATGTATCGACTTCTGATCCATTATAGGCAATAACACTTTTTCCGAAAGGTGGAATTCTCTCACTACATTTCTGCCAGCCATCTTTGGACGGGAATTCTATGCCGGATTCTGTGCATGTTACAGTGGTCATTTCATCTCTCCATCATCCCTTCATATTTACCCCGGAAAACCAACACTCTTTGATATTCTTTTGGTAATTTATCCTCAAGCGCGATAGGTTATTTTTTGTCAATTAGTCCAAATTACCTCTTTTGAGGTTCCGGTAGTTGATCTTGCATGACATAAGCCATCAAAAGGCATCCAGCAAGCACCTTTGTTTTCACAAACTATTATCTGACCTTTCCTAAAATAACAAAAATTTGCAAGATTTTTGTAATCTAAATCATTAAATTTATAATGTCTTCCTGCTTCTTCATAGGGCGGATCAATAAACCATGTTGCCTCTTTATTTTCAATTTCTTCATAATTTTTATTATATATTTTCCAAATGTCTTTTAAATCATCAATTTTCATTTTATCAATATCTAAGTTCATAAATTCTCCAAAAACCACATTCAAAAAGCGCGATAGGTGTCACTATCAGTCATTGAATAATATTTTACCCGGACCCGTCCCCGGACCCGGACCCGGACCCGTACCCGGACCCGTACCCGTACCCGGACCCGTACCCGTACCCGGACCCGTCCCCGTCCCCGGACCCGTACCCGGACCCGTACCCGGAAGCCTTTTTTATTCTTCCCATACAGGCACCTTTGCTATTGATTTTCGGGCTACTTCAGTGCAATCCAGAATCTCAACTGCTTCCAGTAATTCCACTTGATCAACTTCGCATGGAAACTTGCATGTGCCGGGTTTTTTTACGCCCTCCATCGCAAGCTGGGATAATGATGCAGCACCATCCCAATACCATAATCTTCTGGCTTTATGCAGAACGACTTCACGTCCATTTCGTGACTGGATTTCACCAGCAAACACACCTGCAGAATAAGTGCGCACGATGACATATCGTCCGTTTTCCTTTTTTTCCATATTTTCATTTCCTGAAAACATCTGCAGCAGTTTGCATATGTCCTTCAGTTTCATTTCGTCTAGCATATTTCTTCTCCCGTTGTTTTAAATATTTTCATCCACAAAAAAACAAAGCTCCAAATAACGCAAAATACACGGATTCAAAAGCAGTCATCTGTCTTTTCCCTTCTCGTTTTGTTGTCTCAAATGTTTTATTTCCAGCATAAAAATAATATCCATGATAAAATTTTGTTCCATCAAAAATATAACAACACAGATAAGTACCGTTACTGTCCGGCATCCGCTCGCTGCATTTCTGCCAGCCGTCTTTGGACGGGAATTCGATGCCGCTGTGTTCGCAGGTCAGTTTCATTTTTATCCTATCATCTTCAAAAAAGATTCCAGCATCTCTCGCGGTATCCTGATTGTGATGCCTTCGTCCGATCCATATATCTCGCCTACAATCACATCCTCGTTTCCCAGATACTTCAGGTATTTTTTTAAGGTGCCATTTTCGTATTGGTATTCGAATTCCACGAAATAGGATACTGGGTCAGACATTATATTTACTCCGAAATATGATTAAAAAGCGCGACAGGTTATTTTTTGTCCTTCCAATCTCCGAACGATATTCTATTCTCATCTTCTTCAAAATAAAGCACCTTGATACTTCTTCTTGATAGATTAAAATGTCCACATATTCTGACAGCCTGATCGTATGTTTTGTATCCAATCTGTCGTGGTTTGTAATTGTGTGGAAATTTAACCACATAAATCAGCATTACTTCCCCACCATATGTAAAAGACACATCATACTGACTCCTGAAAATGCTGTTATAAACCCCAGAGAAGCACATACTATATTTTTAAATGTTTGGTCATCAGACATCATCATTCAGGCTCCTTCCCATTCCGCCAGTTTATGTCAGGCTCGACAGATATGTTATTAACTATTTTTTGTTCTCCGCGCTCATGTTTTTCAAGATCTACTAATCTAGCCAGTATCGGATTCAGCGCCTCGTACAGGTCGGACATGGAGACGCCGGATTTATCATCAAGTGCATCAAGCCTTATTGTATTCTTCTCAAACATCTTCTCCCATGTATTTGATAATGGCCGCCACATATCATTGAGTTCATCGACTCTTTCTTGACAGTCAGTGATTACGCCTTCATGGTCTGCCAGAATCTTTTCGGCAGCATGCATGCGCCTCTCGAGTTCAGTCAGACTTACAGTATGCGATGTATCAGGGCGCACACTTTTACCGCACCAACATCTCGGCATGTGACAATCAGTCATAATGATTTTCCGATTCAAGAGTTATATGAATACCGTTATTTGCCAAACGACTAAAATCCTTTGCTATTTCTGCTATGTGAGCAGTCAGGATCAGCATGATCAGCAGAAGTATTGTCTTTAATGTTGCGTCAATAACATCCATTATATTTCCCCTCTTTCCGCTTTCAATATCCTGACCGTCGCAATACATTCATGCAGCTGTCTTAATGCGGCATTTATATCATGCTTTTCAAGGCTTTTGTCAATTTCAACAAGAGATTCAATTAAAAAATCCATAAAGAAAGGATCATTCTTTATCTTTTCGGGTTCCATTTTTGCTTCTCCTTCTCCGGACTTTTGTTATTGATTCTGAATAAATGACGTATTGAATCCCCACCATCTTTCCCTTCAGCAAGCCCTGTCTGATCAGCCGTCTGATCTGAGATTTGGAAAGCCCGGTCTTCTCAGAAACATCTTTTACGCTCATCAGCATTTGTTGATTCCTGCGTGTTATATGTTTATACTTGGCCTGTTTATCTCCCTTGAGATAGATGGTTCAGACACTAGCCGCCCTCCCAACGGGGCGGCTTCTTTGTTTATGATACTTCCCATAAATGTTCAGGATCTGGGATAAAAACCATTGATTCAGCCTGACCTTCCGTCCATGCATTAAGAACCCAGCCGCCGATTACTTTTGCTCTGCAAGTGGTTTCTCCGATTTTTTCCCAGTCAAATTTTATTCTCATTATTATCTTAACTCCGTTGTTTGTACTTCTACCTGATGGCTCAATCTTGGCTTGGCTTTCTCTGCCAGCAGGGCATTGACATGATCTGATGCGCTCACATTTTCTTCTTTCTGAATCTGAAACACATCATCGACTGAAATCATTTTATCTTTGATTGCTGTACCGACTCCAATCAACGATCTAAGGTCATCTGCTGTAATATCATTAAGCGTTGGACGCTCATAATATTCCAGAATCATTTCTTTATCGATCCCCATTTTTGCCAGTTTGTCGAATACTTCTTTTACTTTCACGAGCAATGAAGATGATTTTGTATCGCCAACGGAAGCCACCATGGCCTTTTCATATATACGGTTTACCAAAGCCTTCGGAATAACCTTGAAGATAGCGTTGCGTAAAGCCTTGGCGCTGGCAGCATTGCTCAGCATTGTCTGCATATCAGCATTTGCTGTATAACCACCCTTACCGCCTTTCTGTCCGAATATAATACTAACTTTATTCTGCATTGCGATCTTGACATTTTTCTCTAGATCCCAGCAAACGCCTTCTGCTGTAATATGTCGACCATCATTTTCAACAATTCTGGTGGCGGCGTGAATATTTCCCCAGCTTGAAATCATTATCTCTGCCAATCGTATTGATGGCCCTTTGATTTCAATCTTGACTCCATCCTTGTCTTTGCGAGGAAGAACATAAAAACAGCTTTGTGCAGTTTCTTCATCTATTGTTGCAAGGACTTCAGCTTCAGAAATTGCCTGTTTAACATCTCTGGGATAAGCCTTGGCGGTTGAAATCATCACATCAATCTCTGCACGTGCAATCATGCCATTATCTTGAATCATCAATTCCTGAGTCATTTTGTTTCCTCGTTAATAGGTTTAATCCGCACCTTTATTGAACCTGTAGCATACTGGTGGCAATCGACCGGACTTCAACCGGATAATTTGCGAGAAACCCCTCTCCTTTTATCTCGCGTCAGGAGTCGCTTCTAGGGTGCGGCACTGCTCCGCCGCCCGCGATTGCCATAAACTATAAATTCACCGCCCAATTAGGAAGCCCAAGTGTCTGGGTTTCATGTCCGGGCCATATATCCGTTTCATAACAATTTTTCATTTCAGCCAGAACCCTTCTTAAAGTGCTATGCGCGGATTCGAGCGCAGTTTCGTCAAGTATATATACGGCAACGAGAAAAGGAAAGGTTTTTTCGACACAAACAAACACGTGGTTTATGATGTCGTTTCCAGTGGCCGCCCTGATACCTTCCCGATTAAATGCCGCCTGCAAATGATAGCCATGAGCGACCATGGCATTCTGGAAAGTCCGAGGATCTGCACTGCTTATAGTCTTTAGATCGACAGTCATATTGGCATGCCAGCAATCCGGGCGAGTCTTGAGTCCTAAACCTGTATCTTGATCATTCCAGAATATCGAATTCTCATATCGAGCATTTGATATTAATTCCCACGCCTGAGAATGTTTATAAACGCTTTGTTGCATGGCTAATAACGTATCAAACTGATTTTTTGTAATCATGGTTTTTCCATGATGTGTTTCCTGAAAAATTTGATAGGTTTCCTTTCCTGCTTTAGTCCTTCTATCAATTTCAGGAATAATTGCATATTCCTTGTCAAATTTATCTGGCTCCAGGACAATGGTATGAAAAGCTGATCCAAAAGCCATTGCGTCTGTGGTTATTTTCTCAGGTGCTTTTGGATTATGATAAGCATTCCAGTAATGTGCTGGAGACTTCATAAATTCTACAATCCCGGATCGGCTTGTTGATCCTTTATGATTATGATAATCATCATTTGACATATTTTCGTAAACTATAGCGCCCATAACTTAGTTCCTAATCATTTAATATTCTTTTGATAAGATAATGCGGCAATAATACTTGAATTCCATCAATTATCATTAATATACCTTCTCCGTGAGGGTCTTTTGCAAACAAGTAATCTTTATTCATGAAAGTTAAAATATGCCATATCGTCCCGTCAGATGTTTGTGGGATTGAGGGTTCTGCTATATCTTTCTTGATTTCTTCTTGAATCTTCTCTATATGATCATCAAGATTTTTTTGCCTAAGTTTTTGTGCTTCTTCTGCTTCTCTATCCTGTATTTTCTGCGCTAATAGTTTTAACTCAACCGCCTTTGCTTCCTGTTGTCTTGCAATTTCTGCTTGCTCGGCGCGTTGGGCATCAAGACGCGCTTGTTCCTCTTTTCTGATTGCATCAAGCCTGGCTTGTTCTGCTTTTCGTGCTTCCTCCTCAATTCTGAGTTTTTCTTTACGATCTGCTTCAGCTTTTTCAAATTCAGCGCGTTTAATTGCTTCAATTTCATTTAAATAATCTTTTTCCAATGTTTCTAAATATTTCTCGGTAGGCACTAACATATCGGTTAAGCGTTTTGCTTCCGCATTAATGCTGCGCTGCCATTTTAACGCATCTTCGTTTAATTCTTTGCGCTTTTTATCAATATTAACCCGATAATTTTTCATTTCTAAACGTGCAGTGCGCACCAATCTATACCCTTCTTTATCATCAATTCCTTTAATTGTCAGATTGCCAAACTTTACTGATAATTGAGCAATTTCAGAATCAACAACGTTAAATTTAACTAATTGTGATTTAATAAAACTATCTTCCATTATCCAATCCTCCGCCATGGTATATCTTTCCCGTGTTTACAGTAATGACAATAATGATCCGCGCTGATGGCTCCACATTTTGGACATCGAAATTGAACCGGCATTATATAGTTACCTTCTCAATAGTCCTGAATTTTTCACCCTCTTTTTTCCTCATGTCGTATCGCCTGCTCTGGATTGCATTTTCAAGAACGCTCAGTTCAAGATAATCAAGAATATTTATAAGACCGGTGATTTGTTCTATTACTTCAATAGGGGTAGTCATTTTAATTCCTCAAGTTTGCTGATAACTTCTCTCAGATCAATAATTTCTTCTTCATATGCTTTCCACTTCTCGTAGTACCAGTCAGCGCAGTTAAGACATTGCTTCAATCTTGCGTTAAGTTTTTCGATAGTGCCTTCAGGAGACTTACTCATACCAGGGTCTTCGTTGCTCTTGTTCGATGTCTCTGCATCTTTGCATGTCGTCTTGTTCCCGCAAATCATCTTCACCAGTCGCGTCATCTTCATAGTCCTCCCGGAAATCTCTCATTTTTTAATCCTCTTGTTTGTAAACCTGATGATATGGCCTCGCTGGAATTCCCCTATCAGCCCTATCACGCTTATCAGTGTCCTGCCATCATTGACGCATCGCACCAAAAACCATGGGCCATGCTCGGAGATTTTCACTCTTGTGCCTGCCCGGAACGACTTGCCGAATTTCCTCATTCTCGTTCCCCCCATGGACACCAACAGTGGCAATTTTCTCCACCACAAAGTTTTTCTTTCAATCTTTTTACTGCTTTCATCAAGGCTTTTTGAGGCGCTGAAAGTGAGCAGCTGGTTGAGGCTCTTTTATAGCCAAAATCCAATTCTTCAGGGCTGTATTTGCTTTTAGCCCTTGTCTGGTGATAGTCGTTTCTGTATTCGTACATTTTTTATGCTCCATCATTACTTTTTATGGTGTCTACATAATGATAAATACTGATTTCATACCATGCATAATTTTTGACAAAATCTTTGGCATCTTCTAAATTTTTAAACCCTATTAAGTGACCCGGTGTGCGAGGTAAATGATAATCTGGTTTTTCATTTTTGACTTCGGCTACGCCATAAACACATAAGCAATTACGATGCCACCAGCGATTGTTAACATTTACGCCCCCACCTTTTCAAGACCTGCAAACTTTTTGCTTTCTTCTTTGCGCATGTCGTATCTGCGACTCTGGATCGCATTTTCTAGTACGCTCAATTCTAGATAGTCCAGCCGCTCGATCATTTTTACGATTGAAGTGATGATGTCAATTGGTGTAGTCATTAGTACGGTGCCCCTCTCTGTTCAAGTTGAATGTCTCTGGTTCGGTCGGCGTCATCAGCTGCTTTCAGGTCATCCCAATCGTCAGCATCTAAACAATTCTCTTCACAATATTCGTCTACAAAGTCGTACATCTATGCCACCTCTTCGAATAATTCCTTGTGGCCTATGTCGGTATTGGCCAGCCCAATTAGAAAGCCCATAGCCTTGATTTGGCGCAGGACGGTCACTGTCAAGGTCTTGGTACCCGCTATTTTGGCAAAGCCTCTGGACATGTCACACATGGGATAGAATTTTATTTCGCCGTAAACTGATTTGCCTTCGACTGTAATATTCATGCTGCATCACTCCTATTGAGTGATTTGGCGCGCATTTGAGCATCTGAAATCATGTTGAAATAATCAACAACTTCGTTATTGGAGTTAATTACGAGCCAGTTGCCTGTTTTGATGTCTTGGGCTAAATAATGTTTCATTTTCTTTTCCTCTTTGTGCCGAAGCCCTATGCCCGACCACATGATCATTATAAACGAATAACGCCCGGATGCAAGCGTTATTCTCATTAAATTAGGCGCTAATTCTTTGATAAGTTTTTGACCTGATCGAAACGCTGCCATGCTTCTCGCGGATTTGATCGATCGAATATTGCCCCTTGGAGCGGCTTTTCCACCCCGCAGGCCGGAATTTCCACATCATCTTTTTAGGTGCCCATTTGAAGCCAGCGCCCTTGAGGGTCTCACGGTGGGGTCGTGTGTCTCCGGACACCCAAATCCATGACCCGCAAATTTCGATGTCAAGGCCAAGCCCTATGATCGCGTTAAGAGCGGCATTGAGTTCGTCCCCGTATGCCCCTGCGTCAAAGCCATCGTCTGTCTTGATGCTCCCCGCTTCGAAGTCTTGAAGGGCAGCCCATGCGAGATTGATCATTATTTTCTCTCATTTTGTGCCGATGCGTTGTGCCCGACCACGAGAGGACTATAAATCATACAATGCGTGAGCGCGAGCGTTATTTGCACAAAAGGTGATATTTTCCCGAAAAGGGACAAATGACTATTATTTTTGAGGGTTTAGCGCAATAATTGGGTCGATCTGAATGTTAAAACCCCTTAGATCGATCAATTTCTGATCAATCACAAGGGGGTGTGTTCAGGGAAACGTACTTGAAGATAAGAAAGACTAAGGCCGGAAACCTTAGACGACTTGCAAAACCTAAGCAAAGTATATCATTCTCTTTCTTATCCTCAAGCACTTTTATTCAAAAAATTGAATTTAAAGGCGCATACCATGAATCTGTACACCCAAAGGCCAATTATCGTTCAAAAACCCCTCAACCATTAAGACAAGGAAACGGAATATGTCTATCCAGAAAACAGTACCGAACTATTTAAGGCATCAGCCATCCCCTTACACAAACATCATCAATGAAACCATGGCGCTCATTCCTGACGCTGCTGCCCTTGGTATATATGTTTATCTTTTATCCAAGCCAGAAAATTGGGAAATACATATAACAGAACTGATGCGAAGATTTAATAAAGGTCGAGACTATATAGCGAGTAAATTAAAAATTCTAAAAGAAATTGGTTTGTACAAAGTTCAATCAATAAGAGATTCGTCAGGAAAAATATTACATTGGGAAACTGTTCTTTATAAATACATTCCAAACCAGATTACTGAAAACCCGGAATCTGGTAAAGAGGCCAACAGCCAGATTACTGAAAATCCAGAATCTGGTAAAACCAGATTCTGGGAAACACCCCCCCCTAATAAAGAAAGAGCTTTAGTAATTAAAGATGTTAATAAAAAAGCTTTTAAAAGCTCTTGTATTTCCAAACCTGAAAAGCCAAAACAAACACGCCAATCAATGCGCGCAGAAAATGAGCAAAAACATCATTGGCATGCTAATGCAAAAGTCTGTGAGCCAGTTACAAAAGACGAGGTTGTTTGTGTCAGCTGCAAAAGGCCAACCACTCAATGCGGGTGTTATGGTGTTGAGCCTCCCAGAATGCCCAAAGAAATCGCAAAAATGTTTACTCAAGCCGCATTAGCCAAATTAGGGAAAGCTGCATCACCAAATTAAGGATAAAATATGTACAATGGACGGTATGGGAACCTTTCTGCAATTGAAGGCGCAAGAATGTTATTGCAAGACGTTGCAAATAATTGCACATGGGAAAATATCAACGCGGATGACTATGATGCAAACCGATTAATGAAAACAATCGAAGGATTGCAAATGATCATTCATAAAAACGGCGGCAAGCAACCTATTACATGGCTTCCCTTTTTATACAAAAGAGGGCTTCATCTTGTCTAAGGCAGTAGATATAGCAAAAAAACATGAGCTATGGGCCTTAATCCGGGCACTGGGACGACTTTATGACGAAGATGAGGGGCTCCTTAGGGTCTACGCAAAAGATCGCTATGAGGCTTGTATTGGCGATCTGGATGGGGCTATTGCGTGCTTTCGGGATCTGCTGGAAATTGATGGGTGGCGAGAGAAGCAGAAAATGCATAAAAAATAATCAATGCGCAAAACCCTCATAAGTATTAGGGTTTTTCTGGATTTGAACAGGGTTATCCACAAGTTCTGTGAATCTGTGAAACATCTCGTGAAACATTTTATGTAGAAAAAATAAATTTAATGTTTGAAAAATGTACGTTAATGTGCCATGTTATCAATTCACGTGGAACATGGATGTATCCTGATGACAGCGACTCCGCAAAAACGTTCTGGAAGAGGAACAAGAACTAACCTTTGCCCGACCTGTAAAAAAATAAGGGATGGTGGATCGAAATATTGCCGGGCATGTGCAAATGCCCGCGCAAGAGAATGGCGGAAAACACACCCTTTAAATCCTGAGCAACGCAAAAAGGCAATTATTCGGGCAAAAGTCAAAATGCGCCTGAGAAGGGGCTTATTAATAAAATACCCTTGTGAAGTATGCGACGATCCAAAAGTCGAGGCTCATCACGATAATTATGAACATCCCTACTGTGTTAGATGGCTTTGTCGAAAATGCCATAATGACTGGCATAAAAATCAAAGGGAGCAGATCCGATGAAAGTGAAGATCAACCTCCCATGGCCCCCCTCAGTCAACAGAATCTGGAAAACTACCAGCAAAGGTGGCTGGTACTCAACAAAAGAAGCAAAAGAATATCGAATCTCCGTTACCTATCTTGCCATAGCAGCAGGTATACGTAATTCCTTTCCTTCTGGAAACGTCCGAGTCTGCCTTTTTGTTTATCCCCCAGACAAACGGAAAATCGACCTCGATAACCGGGCAAAAGTCATTCTGGATGCTTTACAGGACGCCAAAGTCTATAATAACGATTCCCAGATCAAAATCCTGCACATGGAAATGCTCGAAGTCCGAAAGGGAGGATTTGTAACTGTCATCATTAACAAACTGGATGGGCATGAAATTGGCAAGATGGAGGAAACATCAAATGGATCAGTCAACGATGCAGAGCGCCAGGAACCTGATAATCAAGCATGAAGGTTTTAAAGCATGGCCCTACAAAGACTCTCGCGGGTTTTTGACAATCGGATATGGTCATTGTCTTGCCACAACCCCTATCACTTCCCAAGCTGCCAAAGCTGTACTCGATGACGACATGACAGCAGTAGTTTATGCTTTGCAGAAGTATGCCCCTGTTTTTGACAATCTCTGCCCGGAACGTCAGGCTGTCCTGATCGACATGACATACAATCTCGGGATCACCGGCATTTTGAAATTTGCTGATATGTGGGCCTCAATCGAAAAAGAAGACTGGAAAGCAGCATCAGACGCCATGCTGAATTCAAAATGGGCTCTTGAAGTTGGAAAACGGGCGATGGAAGACGCCAATATCATGCTGACAGGAAAAATTAACCTTCTCGCCGATTATGGTAACAGTTGATTTTTGTGCTATCCGCCAGTAATATCAACAGATTAACTTTTCACCCGGAGCAACTGAAATGAAGAAAGCAAACTCAAAACACCACAAAGAAGCAAAAAAACATATGGAAAAAGCCGAGAAGATGTCAGAAAAGATGCATCATCACATGAGCATGGCGCACAAGGCCATGGGCAAAATTGGAACCGCTGGCGAAGAAAAGAAAATGGCCAAAAAAGGAAGCAAGAAAGGCAGCAAGTACCCATAATGAATACCAGAATCTGCAGCGCCTGCAAGGGAACAAAACTCCTGCTCTATATCGGGGGCATAACCAGGGCATGCAATCTGTGTAATGGTATCGGCCATGTGGAAATTCCACTGGCCGATGAACCAGAACCAGAAAAAGAAATTCAGATGAAAAAACGTGGACGTCCTCCAAAGCAGGTAGAAAATATTTCCACAAATAACGAGGTGGCCAATGGCGAAAGTAGGCAGGGGCAGGCCAGCGTTTAAAATAACTCAGGAGATTATTGATAAAGCAGAATCTTTGTCAGCTGCTGGACTTACCAAAGAAGAAATAGCCCATTGTCTGAATATTTCATATCAAACATTAAATGAAAAAAGCAAAATAAATGCTGATTTTTCTGAGGCTATAACGCGCGGACGATCAAAAGGCATTGGAATGATGGCCAATAATCTGGTGAAATTGGCCAAAGGTGGAAATGCCGCAGCAAATATTTTCTGGTTGAAAGCGCGTGCAAAATGGAAAGAACGTGATGAAGAAGTAGAAGACATTCTCACCAAGGCAAGCAAAATGCTGGATGAAGTAAAAGAGATTGCAAATAAATGCTTGCAAACCCCCAACAAGTAGAAAAAGATTTTAATGATCTGCGATTAAAACTCCTGAGTTCTTTTCTGGGTTTTACGCGGTTTTTTTATGAGTTAAGAACTCAAAGAGAATTTATAGTCAGCAATCCTCTGCATTGTGAGCCACATGTTGTAACAATGTGTCGTGAACTCACAGACGTATTTTTAATGAAAACTCCGCGCCTCATGATTAATGTGCCGCCCGGCTGGTCGAAAAGTGCTTTATGTCAAAGTTTTATTACTTATTGTTTTGCATGGTATTCGGATTGCAGATTTCTTTATCTCAGTCATTCATTTGATCTTGCTGCATCACATACACATACCGTAAAAAAGATTATGGAAATGAAAGAGTACAGACAATTATTTGCTGTCAATATTCGCCGGGATCAGTCGGCAAAAGATTTTTTTGAAACAACAGAAGGGGGAGCAGTTGCTGCATTTGGTGCAAAAGGTAGTATCGTTGGTAGAGACGCTGGGCTTCCTGGTCTGGATCGGTTTAGCGGCTGTCTGCTTTTGGATGATATGCACAAACCTGATGAAGTCCATAGTGATACCATTCGTGAAAAGGTTCACAAAAATTACTTCGAGACAATTGAAACTCGTTTGCGCAGCGCAAATGTGCCCGTGGTGTTTATTGGACAAAGGCTGCATGAAGATGACCTATGCGCTCATTTGCTTAATGGGGCCGACGGGCAACAATGGAAACATGTCTGTATTAAGGCGCTGGATGCCACTGGCAATGCTCGATATCCGGAAGTAATGCCAAAGTCCAAGCTCCTGACAATGCAGAAGACTCAGCCCTATGTGTTTTCATCCCAATATCAGCAGGAACCGATACCAGCAGGCGGCGCATTATTCAAAACCGAATGGTTTGAGGTATTGGACGAGGAACCAGAAATACTCGCAACGTTTATCACATTTGATGGGGCCGAGACCGAGAAACACTATAATGATGCAACAGCAATGTCATTCTGGGGTCTTTATAAACTCAAACACGAGAGCCACGATACCGATATGTATGGTCTGCACTGGCTGGATTGTCTTGAGGAATGGGTGGAACCAAAAGATCTTGAGGAATTGTTTCTGGATTTCTATGCTGCCTGTCTCAGGCATCCCGTTAAGCCCACAGCAGCAGGCATAGAGAAGAAATCAACCGGCACAACACTTCTGTCAGTGTTAAAGAAGCGTCAGGGCCTGAGCCTGATAGATATAGAGCGGTCAGCTGCAGATGGAAGCAAGTCTGACCGGTTCATCGAGATTCAACCTTATATTGCCAGACGACAGGTAACCCTGCCAAAATACGGCAAGCATAATGCGAAAGTCATCAAGCATATGACCAGTATCACAGCAAACAATACCCATGCCAGGGATGATATTGCCGATACCTGTCAGCAGGCCATCGAGATTGCCCTGATTCGCAAATTGATAATCAGGCAGACAGTACAGGGCACCAAAGACGTTGATGACAGGGTAAAGTATGTCATGGGCAATTTTACAAGATTGCAGAGACTCAAAAGGAAGGCCATATCATGAGACAGATAGCATTCAGTGGCATGTGGTGCAGCCCTCAAAATATTGTCAAAGACGGTGACTTCAGAATCAGGGGAACTATGTCCCCTCCTCTGATGAAAAATCACCCCCCCATTCATCGCTACGAGAATTTCCCTTCGGTGGCCGAACGGGACAAACGATATAACGCACTGATGAAGCAGATGGATGATAGCTTTTGGATATAATATGACCTAATATGGCGAATTGTTTCAGGAGCTCATAATGGACTACGGCATCCCGGATTCTGACTCGGAAGATTCCAATAGTGAAGGCGCCAAACTCAAGCGCATCAAAGGCAACATAGAAAGGTCTATCCAGTATTGGAAACCAAATGCAAAACGGTTCCATCAGTTCCAGAAATTCTGCTTCAAGTCACAGATAAGCGCCAGCGACAAGTCATCCCTGAATCAGGCTCAGAAGCCTATCCTGGAATTCAATATCGTTAACGCACCGCTGTCTCGTCAGGTTGGTGAGTTCAGCAAACAGGAACCATCAATAGAAGTCCGCAAGGAATGGGGTGCAGATATAGAGCCTCAGGTCATTGAAGTGGTAGACGGGCATCTCCGCCATATCTTCGATGAAGCCAAAAAACGCAACACACAATACAATGTCTATCGGGACGAGCTATCGGGTGGCTTCAGTCATTTCAAGGTCTGGACGGACTACGCCAATGAAATGAGCTGCGATCAGATTATAAAAATGGGCAGGTCAAACAATCCTACAATGGTGGGATTTGATCCGATGGCGCGGGAAATTGACAAATCCGATGCTGAATATGCCTGGGAATTGTTTCCCATGGACAAGGAACAATTCAAAAAAGATCATCCAGACATTCCGATTGATCAGCTTACTTTCCTCAAGTTCGATGGCGAGTTTAACTGGACATTCAGAAATCAGGATCAATATGTCCTGATACTTGCGCATTATTACGAAAAAATAAGAACAAAGAAAAAGATCGTCAAGCTGGCTGAATTAAAGAATTTCACGCCAGAAGTTCAGAAGATGTTCAAGCAGACCATGCTTAAAAAAGATTATGAACAGAAAATTGAGGAATGGAATTCCACCTATCATGTAGAGCAGCCTCCAGCGATCGTGGAAGAAAGAAAAAGCGATTTCATTCACATTAGAAGATCAGAAATCATCGAATCAAAGATAATCGAAGAAAAAGACACACCATTCAAGCATCTCAATCTCGTATTTGTTGATGGTGATTCTGTCATCATTCAGGACGATGAAACTGCCGCAATGGAGCAATTTACAAAGCCTTACATTTATCACGCCGAAGGCTTGCAGCGCATGACCAACTTCACGGGGCAGGTCATCGCCAATGATTTTGAGAACATGATCCAGAGCAAATACATGATTGCCGAGGAGTCGCTCCCAACACAGGAAGAAGCACTGGATGGATGGAGATCGCCACAGAAGGCAGATCTTCTGGTTTACAGAGCCTATTCTGATGTCAATCCTGACAAGCCATTACCTGTTCCCACAAATGTCACGCGCGTGGGATTGCCGCCAGAAGTGGTGACAACATTCAATTCTGCTATGCAGATGCTTCAGAATATTCTGGGTTCTTATGATGCTTCGCTCGCTCAATCGAACGAACAGAATATGTCTGGCGTTGCGATTGTTGAGGCAGCCACCCTGTCTAACGGTTCAGCCATGCCTTATGTAGTCAACTATATGCAGGCACTAACGCAAGTTGCCAATATCATTGTTGACCTGATTCCCAAGTATTACAAAACACCCAGAACAATCCCTATTATCAAAAAAGATGGCACGAAAGACTATGTGCTTGTTAACCAGGAAGGTGGTGTGGATCTCAACTATGACAGCAATTCATTGCATGTCATGATCGAGGCCGGCGTTAATTTCGCCATAGCGAAAAACAAGGCATTACAACAGATCATTATGCTGATGAAGGTTTCGCCGGAGTTTGCCGAGTTTATGAATGACGTAGGGCTGGAAACTCTATTGGATAACATCGAGTTCAGAAACGCAGATCTCTTGCGCGAGAAGGTCAAGGCATGGCAACAGAAGAAGGCCCAGCAGAAACAACAACAGCCCGACCCGGAAGTCATGAAAGCCCAGATCATGCAGCAGCAGATGCAAATGCAGGCACAGCTGGAACAGCAAAAATTGCAGCTTAAAGGCGAGGAGATAAGTTCAAAGGCAACGCTGGAAACTGAAAAATTAATAGTCGAAAAGGAAAAACAGGAAAATGAGCGACTCAAAATCCTCATGGCGGCGGGTGAATCAAAAAACAAACTCCTTGCGGCTGCGTCCAAAGCCCACGCTGAAGAAACACGTGCGTTTGCTGATTTGCATCTCAAGGCTGATCACCAGGATCACACTCAGGTGCGCGAGATCGCTGAAACTCTTATCAAGCATGCGCAAATTAATAAAAAAGATGATAAAATGAAAAAAGGCTAAATTTTAGGTTTATCCATTTATGAAAATTTGTTCTATAAAAGGTTGTTACAGAGAAGTTTGTGCTAGGGGATGGTGTTCAAAACATTATGAATGATTGTCATGCGAAAGAGCATCCAGAACATGCTCAATTAATTTTGATGGGCAAGATATATGAAAAATTCAAGGCGACCAAGGAGCCAGCCAATGAAAGCAAAAAAGAAAAATAATTCTGTAAAAGCTATTAAATCCAGAGTAAAAAAGCATGAGAAGAAAGAAGACCAGCTTTACAAGAAACTGGAAAAAGCGAATAAAAAGTTTGAGAAAGGATTGAAATAATGATTTTGCAGTTGAATCCGACACTTCCAGTTTATATTCCGCAAGTGAATAAAACCGGGCAGGCGATTCTGGTTATTGATATGGGGTCAGAGCATCATCTATTATGGACAATCGCAATGGATGAAGGCGGAGAAATCTGGACATTGCCCAATCCAAAGGTCAGAGTTCAGTATAATATTACTATGGGGAGAATTAATAATGCCGCTCAAAAAAGGTAAGAAAAATATTGGAAAGAATATAGAAACCGAAGAAGCTGCAGGTAAACCAAAAAAACAGGCAATTGCGATTGCTTTGGATGTAGCCCGCAAATCAGGCGCAAAAATCCCCAAAAAACCCCGAAAGGCCAAAAGGAACAAAAAAGGAACAAAAAATGACTATCGAAATGAAATCACCAAATCAGGAACAGATGGGCGCAATGAAAAATTACATGGCAACCTGTTCAAACCTGATTGAAACGCTTCATTCCTACAAAGTGAATTTTGAGCTTCAGATGGCGATCGCCAAGCTTCAGGAATCCATGTTCTGGTTCAACTCTTTTGTCATGAACAATCTGGAAGACAAGCTGAATGAATCAGAAGCTGTTTCTGACACCATCAATTAGGGTATTGCATTTAATGGTCAGCTTGTGAATAATATCACCAGCGACCATGCGCTTTACCCTCATGGAGAAATTCACCCCGCTACAGGGGATAATCTGTAGAAGACCGGGCTATACCCGGAGACCCATCACCTTGCCTGGAAACAAAGGCAGATTCAACGAGGCTTTGATTAATGACTGATGAAACAGGGATAGATGCTGGCCAGCAAAGCCAGGCATCGGCTGTCGAACAACCAGTTACACAGCAATCTGAAAGCACTGCACCAGCCGAAAGCCAGCAACAGGCTCAGGCTGAAAAAACATACACGCAGGCACAGGTCAACGCGATAGCAGCCAAGGAAGCTCGCAAGGCTGCCGAGCAGGCGGAAGCCAGATCAAGGGCTGAAATGGCCCGAAGTCAGCAGGCTGCGCCGCAACAGACCGCGCCAAGTGTGGGTGGAATACAGCAGATGTCGCCTGAACAGATCCAGCAGATGATACGCCAGGAGGCGTTTCAGATGTCTCGGGAGCATCAGGCGAAACAGATTGAGGAAAGCTGGCTGAATTCGATGGATGCTGAAAAGCAGTCCGATCCTGAATTTGCTGATTTGTATGATGCGTTGAATATCGAAGCACAGCCACAATTAATCATGGCTATGCTTGGCATGGATAACAAGGGAAAGATCGTAAAGGATCTTGCCCAGAATCCAGCGAAATATGCCAATATTCTGACGCTCGCAAATGGTGGTGCTTTCAAGCTTGCCGAACTGGAATTGAGAAAACTCTCAAAATCAATTCAGGCAAATATGGAAGCCCAGAAAGGCCAGAAAGTCGATCCTCCTCTCGGTCAGGTCAAATCCTCTAACATTGGCGGGGATGATGGCAAAAACTCTGTGACCGACTTCCGGAATCAGGACTGGTTGCGGGGTTAATAACTAGACAGCCATTCATCTCCAGAATGAACCTAATTTTGGAGACTCTAAAATGGCTGTTCCACAAAATATTCTGCAACAGGTACAGACTTACCAGAAAGCCGAGTTGGCTTTCTGTCTTAACTCGTTTGTCGGCATCAGCATGGCAAACAAGAAATTCCAGAAATTTAATGAGCTGATCGCAAATTTGGGCGATGTGGTCACCTTCGATCGGGGTCCGCGTTACATTACCTATAATGGTCTTGTAATTACCCAGCAGCAGTCAGATCAGCTTGTCCAGAGTCTTGAGGCATCCCAGTCAGCCAACGTATCAGCTGCTTATACAGATCAGCAGTTCATCTTCAACGTCCGGGAATACATGGACAGATTCGGTGAAGCTGCAATGAAGGAATTGGGTACCAAGATTGAAACCGACATTCTGAAGAACTTCATTTCTGGCGTGGTTATCAATGATCCACAGAATCCAAATTACGGAACACAGACTGCAAATCAGATTAATAGCGGCCCATTCCGTTTTTATGGCGATGGAGTTACGCAGATTAATTCATTCGGTCAGCTTGCTCAAGCAATTGCAAATTTCGAGGATTTTGGTGCTGCCAAAAGCAAAAGAATCGGAATTATCCCTACAACTGCCGCTCCTGCGATCGTCAATACTGGTTTGCAGCAGTTTGTTCAGGGTAGAAACGAACGTATTGCAAATTCCTGGGAGCTTGGGGAATTTTCTGGCGTCAAGTGGTATACCTCAAATCTTCTCCCAACACAGGTAGCAGGTTATGTTGGTCAGGCTGGCGGAGCAAATGCTGTTGTAACTGTAGTTTCTGTCAATGATCCTTCCGGCAATAACATAACCCAGATCTCTTTCACAGAACCGCAGGGACTTTCACAGGCAAATCCTCTAAACCCCGGCGATCTGTTACAGTTCAATGACGGTGTATCAGGCAAGCCAAATATGCGTTTCCTGACCTATATCGGGCATGCTATTTGTCAGCAGCCAGTACAGTTCCGCGTCCTGTCCTGTACGGCATCTGTTTCTGGTGCATTTACCGCAACCATCCAGACCACTAATGGCGTGGGCCTTGTATGGGCGCAGAATAACAATCAGAACCTGAACAACACCATTGTTGCTGGTATGCAATGTACTGTACTGCCCAGCCACAAGGCCGGGATTATCATGTCTGGCGATCAGTTCTATCTGGCAATGCCTCAGCTGCCCGATCAGGAACCGTTCCCGACTGTCAATCAGCAGGACAAGGATTCAGGTGCCGCGATCAGGCATTACTGGGGCGTCCAGTTCGGTCAGAACGTAAGATCCTATGTGCGTGACAGCATCTGGGGATCTACGCTCGTGAGCGAGAATTGCATGCGTCTCATTTTTCCCCAGTAATTAAGCGATAAAACAGCCGGTGACAATTTGTCACCGGTTCGATTAACACAAGAGGATTTCAAAGATGACTACAAATTACGACAATCAAGCAGTGCCAATCGTAAACCTGCCGTTTTACTACATTAATGGATTTATTGCGAGTACGGATGCCACCTCACCTCAGACAGTCCTTGATTTAAGCGCGGGTATCTGTCGCGATTCTACAAATACCTATGACATGAACCTTGGAAACTATAATGGACAGGTAAATCCTTCCGCGACTGCCAATGTATCAACTTCCATTAATTGCGCCGTGAATGGATTGAATGGTCTTGATACAGGCTCACTTGGCGCATCCAAGGTCTATTATGTCTATGTAATTTCTGATCCTGTAAGCGGAAATCCATCTGGCGCAATGCTTTCTCTGGCAGCTCCTTCTGTCGGGCCTTTGATGCCATTTGGTTACAGTGCATATAGGCATGTCAGTTTTGCAGTGACCGATTCCTCCGATCATTTATTGTTGGGATACTGGTCAGGCCAGAATGCAACCCGTCAGTTCATGTATGATGCGCCGATTTCTGTCGGTACTACTTCCTCGGAAGCATCCTACACGAACATCAATCTGATCAAATTTGTCCCTCTGATTAATAACATTCCTGTATGGCTGAATTACAGCGCGAGCGGCACAGCCGGAGATACCCTGTCATTACAGCCGGGTAATGCAACTGGTGATGCTGTCGTGATTGAAATGCAGGTAAATAGTCAGGCAGTCAAAGGTCAGTGCATGGTGCTGGCTCAGAATGTAGTAATCAGCACTGTCAATTCTCCTGTTATCAACTACAAAAACAGCGGAACTGACACGATTGCCCTGACAGTCGGTGGATTCCAGTTCTACATTTAAAACAGTAGGGATCACATGGCCCTGATTCCGGTATACACAAGCGTTGAGGAATATCAGTCACAGGCGGCCAATACAAATATTGTGCCGCCCAACGCCGCTTATCCGGCATCTTTACTTATCAGCAGGGCATGGAATCTCTCTGGAATTGTTGCAAGGGATTTTGAAACGGAAATGGGTTCAGAAGGTGCGGATGGTCTGTTTCTGTTGAATGAGCTTCTGGAATACAAGGCTTGTGATCTTAAACTGATTCCCTACTTCCAGAGAGTAGAATTCAATCTGGTTCAGGGACAGGAAAGATATTACATCCCAAATCTTTATCAAATTGAAACATTCACATTCAATATTGGAGAAGTAAGATTTCCGACTTTTAGCGCATCACGTACACAGTATTTCGGAGATGGACGCGTCGACAATATTCAGGCGCTCCCATTTGAATGGCATCTGGAACGCACATGGGGTGGAAGTTATTTTTATGTGTATTTTCTTCCTCAACAGCAATATCTGGGGAAAATAAGTGGGAAATTCGCCCTCACGAATGTTGAATTGCAGACAAATTTGGCGGAGTTTTATGACGGGTTTTATATATCGTATTTGAGGTACGCTCTGGCAAATTTTATGAGTTTAGAATATGACATTACTTTTGCAGAAGACAAAGCAAAAATGATGAGGCAGATGGAGCAAAAATTGATTTATGTTTCTCCGCCGGATTTATCGGTCAGGAAGATTTCGTTTATGAATAGTAATGCCCCGTTTTCATGGGCACATGCCAACATTTCTCCTGCGTGGAATGTATCATGATACCAGTTGAATCGAACTACTACAAAAGGCGATGGACTACCTAAAGGAACACCAATAAGTACCCAACAAGGAGCAATAAAATGACGACTGTAATCACACAGGAACAAGGTTACACAGGTTTATCACTCAAAATTCCTCGAGTGCTGACTCAATCTACTTTAGCTCAGGTAACAACTGCCGGCTGGTGGAATAATTACTATGTCTCAAGTGGACAACCGCCTTTACACCCGCAGGATCTTGTTTGCATTTGCTATTCATATGGAAATGCCAGTTTGCAGGCGACAGCTTTGTTTAGCGTCAGCATCTCAAATGGTGTGGTCACATTGTCTCTTGCAGAGGCGAATGTTGTATTGCCTACGATTGCAAATCACATTGCCACGTATACAAATACGCTTGGAACACTTGGAGAAGATCCAGCAACAGCAATCAGTGGTGGAAACATTCAGGCGGGTTTGTCAGGTACTGCTGGCACACTTGCTTCGTATCCAGCAACTGCAGCCAAAGGATCATTGATCCTGAAAGGCGTTGCAAATACGGGCAATACTAATACCACGATCAGTAATGCAGCAATGGGTCAGGCTTCGGTGATCAGCATTCCTGATCCTGGTGCAGCAACCGCCAACTTCCTGTTGGATGCTGGAACTAATGATGCTGGCACATTCACGGCCCTTACTGCCACCACTGCAAACATCACCAATCTGAAATATGGCGCCACTCCGGTTCCACAGGTTGATCCAGGTTCCTGCACCATTACTGCCGCTGCTGGTGCTTCCAATACCTGTACCATCACCATTCAGCTGAAAGATGGTAGTGGCACCAATATGTCTCGCACCATTCCTTTCAAAGTTTATTTGGCAACAGATGCGACTGGTTTGACATTACAATCCGCTGCATCGACAGGATATTCTGTTGCTTCAGGAGGAGTAAAAGATCCAACTGGAAGCACAACAATCACCCAAGGATTGTCTGCATTTTCCAGTGCTACCGGGGGCTGCGTGATAAGTCTTCTGGATACCGGAAAAGGTACAGGCAATTTAATCCTGATGTTGCCAAATGGGTTTAAAGCATCAGCGGCAGTTACTTCTGGAAGCTATGGTTAATATTATAAATAGGCAATGATATAATGCTAACTCGAAACCTAGGTTCGCTACCGAAAGGGCGGCATCTCACCGCCTTGGTTTCGTTTCCTGTTGAGATTAACACTAGAGAGGTGTTTATGAGCGATATTGTTAAAGTTTGCAAAATTCATGGTGATTTAAATAAATATCAAGTTTATTTTAATAAAAATGGAAAATATATATATCCTGCATGTAAGAAGTGTTCACTTTTAAGAAATCGTTCTTATGAGAAAAGAAATCCAGATAAAATAAAGGAAATTAGAGCTAAAGGGTATTATAAAAGATTTGAAAAAGAGAGACTAAAATCAATTTTAAGATTACATAAAATATCCTATGAAAAATATATAGAATTACTGCAATCACAAAATGAAAAATGTGCTATCTGCTTTAAAAAAGAAACAAAAACAATAAAAGGAAATAGAGTTCCCAGACCTTTACATTTAGATCATGATCATAAAACAGGGAAAACACGTGAATTTTTGTGCCAAAATTGTAATTTAGGATTAGGACATTTTTGTGATGATCCATATTCATTAGAAAATGCTGCCAAATACATAAGGAAGCATTCCTGTGACTAGAGACTCAGCCCCTCGCTACAAGGATTTACCACTGCGTATGTGCGGCGGTACAAAATACGGGAGATATCCTAAAATCTCATCCGAAGAAACCTATAACATGATTCAGTCTGACGGTTGGAATGTGCCTTTTGCCGGGTATAAAAATGTAATAACTATTGATCCGTTGGGTCAGGGAAGGGCTATATATTCCAGCAAAAAAGATAACAAGATGATTGCAATTATTGATTCTACCGTTTATATAATCAATCAATTTCTGGGTTATACAGTTGTTATTGGAAATCTTGCTACAACTGCGAATACTGCGTGTTATATTTCTGAAAATAATAACGGGATAGTACTGATAAGCGACACTGAATATTTATATTCCTATAGTTATGCCACAAATGTTTTGACACAGCTCACTTCAACCAAATCAATTATTAATACGCCAGGATATATTACCTTTCAGAATGGAAAATTTATTGTTCCCGATACTTCCACAAATCTCTGGTATATATCTGGCGTTGGAAATACCACATTTGCTGCTACTTCCCAATTCCAGGGAGCATTACAGACAAAACCAGATACTTGCCAAGCATGTATCAGATTTCCCGGAAAGGGAAATTTATTGCTTGTTATGGGAAATATAGTCACAGAGCAATGGCAGGATATTGGCGCGCAATTATTTCCATATCAGCGCACCGCATACAGTAATATTGACTATGGATGCGTAAATCCACAAAGCATTGCCACGAATGAAGATTATGCCTGCTGGGTTGCTGGAAATGAAAAATCTGGCGTATTTATCATGTATACAGATGGCGGAAGTGTCAAACGCATATCAAATGACGGAATTGATTTTAAATTGGCCAATCTAACAGATCCATCCAATGTTTATGGATATTTTTTTAGACAGGATGGACATTTGATCTATGTTGCGACATGGCCTGCTGACAGTATTTCATACGCCTATGATTTTAACACGAAAGAATTCTCCACATTATCAAGCGAACAGATGGCGGCGTACATTGCAAAGGATGTGGTATTTTTCAATGGAAATTATTATTTTGTCAGCATCATTGATGGAAATATCTATCAGATGAGCAGTAATATTTATACATATGATTATGGTAATAATAATGTGTTTGAAATACCTCGCATCAGGATTCCACCTCCTATTCGGCAGCCTGATCAATCAAGATTTATCACTGGATATGTAGGATTTACTATTGAACAAGGCCAATTTGATTATGACTATAGAGATACCAGGAGTCTAAATTCTGATGAAGCAAACAATCCTCTTGTAACTGAAAATAATGTCATCTATATAGGAAATGGCTATAATTTTAGAACAAATGTACCGAGAGTGTATTTGGCACTTTCAAAAGATGGCGGAGTAAATTTTGGAAATTACGTTTCAAAGAATATGAGGCCACAGGGAAAGAGACAGAATCGTTTGATGTGGTGGCGTCTTGGGCAGGCAAATGATCTTTCCATGCAATTCAGATTCTACGGGCTCAACAGGTTCGCCATGACGGATGGTATAGCAGGAATTTATCAATGATAATAGTAAGCGTACCAACTGACAAATTGATTGATGAAGAAGGAATGCCAACACCTTCCTGGGGAAATTACTTTGATCAAAATACCCAACAACAACAGCAATCATTGAATGAGGAAGGGTTCTGGATTCCATCGGTTTCGTCAGCGACAGCCTCTGTAACGCCGCCCACCTCGGGAGGTCAGCTGGCACAGGTAGCTGCATCATTCGGCCAGCAGGGTGGCATAAACGCTGGTACAATTGTTTTTGATCCAGCTGAAGTCAATGGTGGATCAGCCCCTGCACCAAATGGCCAATTGAAAGTAATGCTGGCAGACGGAAACTTCCATGCCATAACGAATTCATAAAGGACAATGAGATGACCTTCGACTGGGGAAATGCATTTAGAGGGGGCGCCAGTGGTGCTGCTGCGGGTGCTTCGGCCGGCTGGCCCGGTGCCGTTATAGGGGGCGGTCTGGGCGCGCTCAGCGGCTTCTTCGGCAATGACGAAGAAAAGAAAACAAACGCCCTTTTGAATCAGATCCCCGATCAACTCAAGCAGTATCTGATGCCGTACATTACCGCTGGCCAAGGCGCACTTGGCAAGGTAGGCGGCGAATACGAACATCTTTTAAGCGATCCTAATGAGATCATCAATCGCATTGGGTCTGGCTATCATGAATCGCCTGGTTATCAATGGCGACTTGGACAGGGCGAAAATGCCATTAACAATGCAGCAGCAGCAGGTGGCATGATCGGCACAGGGCAGCATCAGCAACAGGCAGGCCAGCTTGCTGAAAACCTTGCCAACCAGGATTATTGGGACTTTGTAAATCATGGTGTCGATATGTACGGAAAAGGGCTTGCTGGTGAGCAGGGCCTTTCCACTCAGGGATTAACCGCGGGCGGAGATCTGGGGACGAGTCTGGCCAATCTGCTGCAAGGAAAAGCCGGGCTGAATTACACAAGAGGAACGACAAGCAATCAAAATAACAGTGATCTGGTCTCAAGCATCATAGCGGCACTGACAAAAAATAGCGGCAGCTTGAATGCCAGCGCGCATGGAGGATATTGATCATGCCGGTATTCAATTTCAATCAGGCGGCATTTCCGGCAAGGACACCTCAGCAGGCCAGTCCGTTGGGTGGGGTGCTTTCTGATGCTATTGCCAAACGACTTGCCATGGCGAAAACACAGGCTGAAGAAGAAAAAGCACCTTATGCTGGAATATCTTCCCTGGCTGATACCCTGTCCAAAACAGCTTACGCTGGTGCTGTCACCCCACAATTCCAGTCAAAACTTCTTGAAAATGTAATGACCGCAGCAAATATTCCTGAAACAGAAAGACAGAGAGTGCTTGCTCAGATATTACAATATGGCGGCGCTAGTGGAGGTGCCGCAGGAACGTCCAGCAATCCAGCAATAGGGCGTCTTCAAAGCCTTGTCAGTCAAAAGCTGCAGCAGGCAACAGCAAATCCTCAAACTTCTCCGTTGGGTAATATTGCCAGTTCCATCATGAGATTATTCGGGGGAAACCAGAATGCTCCTTCTGGCGCTCAAGGCAGACAGCCTCCCGAGATCAATCAGCCAGCACTTGATCTGTATAATGCGGACAGAGGGCAGCCAACTCCTGCCGCCACTCCAGGAACGGCTCCTGCTGCGCCACAATCAAATCCTGCCGCGCCAACCCAGGGAGGTAGCTGGTTTGGTAAGGTCGGGAAGGCCAAAGGAACAATGGCCCAGGGAGAAAAAGAAGGTGTGGCTAGAGCCGACGCCTCAGCGCAATACGGCAAGGATGCAAAGTTTGTATTGGCTCAACAAAGAGCTTCCAAGCAGATAATAAGCCTGCTTCATGACCCGGATATCAAAGGAATGATCCAGATCCCATTTTTTAATAAAGTGGTAAAAAGCGCCTATGAGCAGGCCGGGAGCAAAGAAACTCAGGAAAAGATAGGAAGGCTTGATACAGCAATAAATAATTACATAGCTGCATCTCCTCAGCGCACGGATGCAGATAAAGATTTTCTTATAAGCCAGAAACCAAATGCAAAAGATCCTCTGCCGGTCAAGCTGGGGAAGCTCGCCCAATTGGAAATTTATAATGAAGCATATTTTGAGCAGTTAAAACTTGCCAATAAGTATGTAAGAGCTGGCGATGATCAAACGACTGCTGAAATCAAGGCTGCGCAGGATGTTGATATTGATAAAATTGAAAAAAGAATTAACAATGAAATTTTTGGTAATTCAAAAGGAAATTTGTCTGGAACTCCGTCGGGAAATAATTCTGGCGTAAATTGGATCAGAAGAAACGGAAAGCTCGTGAGGGCAAGATAATGGCACAAACCGTCAGAGACGAAAGAGGACAAATTCATTCATTTCCTGATGATGCAAGTCCAGAGGAAATGAATAATGCTATATCCGAAGATAGTCATGGATGGGGAAGTGTTGGAAGAGATTTGTTATCATCTTTAAAATCTGCGCCAGAAGCTGGTATTAATTTGGCTAAATCAATTTGGCCAGGGATTAAAAATGTCGCAAGTTATGCAACCAGCAATAACCCATTCGAGACATTGGCAAATCTCGGTGGTGGTGGAGTTGAATCTGTGGCTGGTTTAGCAAGTTCTCCCCAACAGTTTGCTAGATATATAGCAGAAAAATTTCCACAATACGGCGAACTATTAGAGAAAGGAAGAACCATAAATAGGCAGGGGAGTTTAAATGATCCAACTATTTATGAATCATTAATTAATTTTGAAAAAGAACATGGGTTATCTGCACAAAGCCCAGAAGAACAAAGTGTTAGAAATTTAGGCGGCTTATTATTTGGCGGGAAAATACTTTCTAAACTTCCAAATATCGGATCACGTGTTGCCACCTTGGCTGCACAACAAGGAGGTGAAGGTGGAGATCCATTACATGCAGCAATTTTTGGCCTTCTAGGAGAAGGTGCAGGATATGGTGGTTCAAAAGCAAAATCAAAAGTTGCAAATAATATTGATTGGAGTAAAAAATATTCTTCTCCTTTAAGCAATGAAGAAATATTATCAAATGCACAAGCAGCAGAAGGTACTAATACTGGTTTAGGAAGAATTATCAATAATCCTGAGTTAATGCGATATCTTGAAACAGAATCAAGAAAATATCCTCAATCTGGTTCCGAAGAAATTTTGGGCGCAACAGGAAACCAAGTAAAAGATATCGGTCAAGGAATAATAAATGACTTTAAAGGGGATATTCCTATAGAGCATTATGGGGATGAAGTTTTAAAAGCTTTAAAAGAATCAAAAAAAGATGTCACAAAAGAAAAAAATGCCAAATATAAAATTGTAAATGATTTAGCAGAAAAGCATGGTGTAGATACAGATCGAGGTAACTTTATTAAAACTGCTCAAGATGAATTGGATACAATGAAAAGTGATCCTCATCTATCTTTATTCCAGAATAAGGCAGAGATTGCAAAACTTGAACAAATTGTTAAAAACAATAAAGGCAAAAGATATAGCCTAAGAGATACTGATTTTCTTATTGGAAAATTAGGCGAAGAAATGCAATCACATTTTGAAAAAGGAAATACAGCAGAATACAATCTATATAAAAAATTAAGAGACAATCTTATCAAAGATAGGGAAGATGCTATTGAAAATTCATCTGCTCCTGAAGAATTAAAGAATGCACATAATGAAGCAAAAAATTTCTACAAGAATGAATATGCAGCTTATGAAGATCCAGATATTGCAAAATGGCTTAGAAGGGGTGGTGATACTGATTTATTGATTCGGCATTTCATTCGGACTGGTAAATTTTCCGATAGATCAAAACTAATCCAAAAGATTCAGGACAAGATTCCAGAAGATAAAAAACATATATTGGGAAGCGCATATTTAACAGGAGCAATAAAAGATGGTGATTTCAATCCTCATCACTTAAGACAGCTTTATAAAGGGCTTGGTGAAAAACAAAGACAGGTTTTATTTCCCGACAAAGTAAATAAACAATTGGCAAATTATTCCAGGTTAGTAGAGATGAACCCGGAACCATTGAGCATGATGTCAAATCCAAAAACGGGATTTAGGGGTGTTCAGAATACCTCTATAAAAGATTTAGTAATGCCTGCTGTAATGGCTGCTGGCGGAGGTCATTACGGCGGAGTACCGGGAGCATTGGGCGCGGCTCTACTACCTCATATTATGGGCAAAGCCAATCAACAGTTTATTATTAAACCGAAAGTAGAGAAAATCACCTCACAGGAATTTAGACAAAAGTTCATCAGGAAATTATTGGATGAAAGGGCAAAAAATGGCTAAATTATTTTATAATAGATTAGATAGCCTATGAATAACCCTATAAAGAAACCATTAATCATTGTATTAATCCTCAACAGTAAGGATTTAACTGTGCCATATATAGACAGCAAAGTAAAGGGGATTATTAATGGCTAACCTGGATTCGCGCTTTATTTGTACAAGTGACCTCGATTCCCTCTACAGGGACAACGCCTCTGGCTTGCCCCTATCCGGCGGTATAATCACATTCTACTCAGACGTAAACAGAACCACGCTAAAACCCGTCTATCAGCTCACTGGCACCCCCGGCAACTATACCTATTCCCCGTTGCCCAATCCCTGCGTATTGTCCAGCGCAGGCACGTTTCAGGACGCTTTGGGCAACAATATAGTCCCTTACTATTACCCGTTCACCGGCACCCCTTCAGCCAATACCGGTGTACAGGAACTGTACTATATAACCTGTGTAAACTCAGGTTTCGCTCCCCAGTTTGTGCGCCAGGGATGGCCCCAAGCCGCAGGAAGCGGCGTCTCACCTGTAAGCGATAACGAGGTTGAAAACTACATTCCAAATGGCCAGTTTCTGGCCCATAACAATATTCTCTCAATTACAGAGCCGCCAATTGTTCAATACACATTTGGTGCCCAGACGGTAGATGCCCAGCAGATCGCCCAGGGTGGCTGGTATTTCGTTTATACAGACGCCAATTCGGCTGTATTCAACAACAGTTTCCAGCAGATCCCATCTTCTGGCGGCTGGGGGATGAACAGCTTCCCGAGGTACATATTCAATTTTGTCTGTAGTTCGTTTAATGCCAGTGCATTGACAAGAGATCTGCGTATCCAGTGGCCGGATGTGAACAAGTTTTCATCAGGCAATCCAGTGGGCGAGACAAATTTCACCCTGTTTTTTGATGCCAAGAGTAATGACGGCAATTCATATACTTTCACCCTCGAACAGATTTATTACTTTGGGACAGGTGGCACTCCGAGTGCGCCGGTTGTTACTCCCATCACCACATTTACAGTAGGCCCCTCTGAAAGTTTTGTTTCATACAATCTTCAGGACATAACCTTTCCATCCAATGCCGGAACCATAGGCACAAATGGAGATGATTATGTAGCCCTCTCTATTCGTGGGCCTGCGAGCGCATGGAACGCTGCCTTCAGTGATTTTGCCTTGGTTCAGGGAAATGAGACACTTTCATCTTTTCCCATCCAGACAAACGCCGAAATGCTCAGCCGCGCTTTGGCTGGCTGGATACCGACTCCAAATCCAAATGGTTCCAGTCTATATTTGACCCTAAAACTGGGTCTGGAAGGATTCATCTATGATTCTTCGGAAGTAGGCGAGATAGTTGCGAAATCCACACTAATTGACTTCAATAATACAAGTATAAGTACAATCTCCAATGAACTGTATTGTGATGGCTCCCAGTATTTGACAGCAGGTTATTCTCCATTAGGAATTCCATATTCACGGTTGCAGGCAAAACTTGTTTATGCCGCAAGCAGCCTGAATCTTCCAATTTATGGAACAGGATTAAATTTTGCCTCAGCTCTGGGAAACAATGATGCAGATCATATATTATTGATGAATAACAAATATGGATCTGGAGCCAATGCAACTGATGGAACAGTAATGACTGGATTCACATTTAACAACAATCATGCAGATCCTGGTGCAACTGTAAATGTTACAGCTTATATGCAAACAGTTGTGACAGGAGTAATGAAAGGCATTATTACAGCAATGGCTGATACTGGAACTACCGGCATAACATTTGTAGAAGGTAGAACGGGATTAATTAACAATTACAATATATGGCAATTCAATACCACTTCTGTAACAATTTCAGGCCTCGCGAGTACATATTTTACTTATACAGCAAATGCCACCAATTATTATGTCTGGTTTAAATACAATGGATCAGGAACTGATCCTGCCCCTGGGGGCACTGGAATCCAGATCGATTTATTTACAGGCTATTCAACTCAGGATCTATGCAGATTGATAGTATTCGCATTAAATGGCGGATCAATGACTGATGTGATATGTACCGCAGGCAGTTCAATTACAGCAAATTCATGGTTTAAATTTACAACAGCAAATGGAAATAAATATTATGTCTGGTATAACCTTGGTGGTGGTGTTGATCCAGCGCCGGCAGGATTTACCTTGGGAATACCAGTTTCCATTACCGGAACTTCAACAGCAGCCCAGGTAACTGCTGCTACCATTTCAGCAATAAATGGTACTTATTTTGCGGTGCCCGATTTGCGTGGGCTATATCTGCGAGGCTACGATCCAAATTCAACCTGGGATATTGATTCTGTCAGTCGCTATGGCCTGAACGGTAATGCTCTTGGAAATGTAATAGGAACATTGGAAACGGATATGTTCTTGACTCATCTTCATGGGGCTGGAACATTAACAGCAGCACCTGCATCAGGTAATTTTGTTACAACTTCAGGATCAAGTATCGGAACAACATCTGGAGTAGGTCTTAACACTACTCTTGGAACTGCTGCTGTTTCTGGAAGCACAGCATTGACTGGTGGATATGAAACAACTCCCGTAAACATGGCGATCGGTTACGCAATAAAATATTAAAGGAATCAAAATGGGATTCAATCCGGAATATTTTTTTCCAACAGTAATCACAAACATCACGAGGCTGAATGGTGGTGTTTTTGGTACCGTGAAAGCGACAGATGTTTACCCTGCCGTGGATGTGACAGATGTATCGCAATCTCCTTATGGAACCACTAAGCCATATGAGATTGTCCAGTTATTGAATTTTGTTTTGAGCAGTATGGGCTGGATTATTTATCAACCTGTGCTGGCTGGAAGTCCAGCCAATCTGAATGCAACTTACAATAATGGTATCGCAGGCGTAGGCGCATCCTTGACAAATGCAGGCACACAAGCCGCTCTTGTGCTGGATGGACAAACTGCAATAGTTGGAGGAAGATATTTAATCAACAACCAGACAACAGCTGCACAAAATGGTATTTATACTGTTTTGACAACAGCAAATCTGGGAAGTGCTACAACAAACTGGGTATTGACGAGAGTGGTTGATTTCAATAGTTCGTCAAATATCCTGAATAATGGTTTGGTATATGTCCTGTACGGAAGTACATACGCAAATCAGATACAGCAGGATACATTTTCAGGTTCCATTACAGTAGGAACAACAGCGATAAATTATGCTCAATGGACATTTACTTAAAGGATAAAACAGAATGGCTACTCTTTTCTCAATGACTCGTGATGTTGCCGGCTATAACGGATTTGGTCTTAAACCAACGGATACGGCATATTCAGTTACTTTATCTGCTAACACAGACACTCATTTTGTAGTGCCTTCCATGAGCGCAATAGGCGGCACTAATACAGCAATTAATAATAATCCTGTTCTTATAGCAATTTTTTACTTTACTCCCGGCGCAGAAGTCTGGTGTGCTTTAAATGCAACTGCTATTGTTCCGGCAGGAGACACATGGGGAGCTACAACATCCGAAGGAAATCCTTCTGCGTGGCAGGTTAACGGAGGAGATGCGATTCATGTAATTACAGCTGCAACGGGCGTGAGCGTAGGCATAAGATTATATGTTATTAGTTGACGTAAAAGGATTTTTAAATGCCATGGCCAAGACTTAAAGATTTCGGAATAGTAGATAATCCATTAATCTACTCTCCATTTGAAGAAAACAATGCGCCTGATAGCGGTGGTGGCCCTCCTGCATTTAATGATTTCCTGCTTCTTAATTCTTTTCCCTTTTTGTTGCTTAATGGAAATAATCTAACCTTGCTGGGAGCTGTCTGACATGTCAGGAGAAAATATCAATCAAGTTTATATTGCCAATCCCATTACATCGAACACATCAACTGATTTGATGTATTTTGGACAGTCACCTTATGGATCAGGCAATGATGCGGCGATGACTTATGCCAATTTTGCTGCACAATTTGGCGCTCCATACACCCCCGCAGCCTTGACAGAAGTGAGTGATACCAATGTCACGTTGACCCTCGGCGGTACTCCGTCCACAGCTCTGTTACATGCGGCCAGCATTACTGCGGGCTGGACAGGCACCTTGTCAGGCACGCGGGGGGGTACAGGCGTAAACAATGGCGCCAGCACCATAACAATCGGTGGCAATTTTGCCATGTCTGGCGCATACACTTTTACGGGAACACTCACTGCAACCACTGCTGTCACCTTTCCTACCAGCGGGACGCTTGCAACGACTTCCCAGCTTCCAACACCAGCAGCCCTTACTGAAGCCAATGATACAAATGTAACCCTTACCCTCGGCGGTACACCTGCAACTTCTTTGTTGCAGGCCGTGAGTATTACCGCTGGATGGTCTGGGCAGCTTTCGCTCGCTCGCGGTGGTACCAATGCAAATTTGACTGCATCAAACGGTGGCATATTTTATTCAACTGCCAGTGCAGGAGCTATTCTTGCTGGTACAGCTACGGCAGGTCAATTACTGACTTCTGGCGCTTCCACTACGCCTGCATGGACAACCAGCACCTATCCGGCAACCAACGCTGCAAATACCCTGTTATATGCTTCCAGTGCCAATACCATGGCAGCACTTGCCACAGCAAACAGTTCTGTACTGGTAACCAGCGCAGGAGGTGTTCCCAGCCTTTCAACGACGTTGCCAAATATTGCCATTGGGACACCAACTTCGGGCACCCTGACAAACTGTACTGGTCTGCCTATCGCAGGAACCACGGGCTATGGCACAGGTGTGGCAACTGCTCTGGCTGATAATGTTGGATCAGCAGGCGCTTTTGTGATAAATGGTGGCGCGCTTGGAACACCATCATCCGGAACAATGACAAATGTTAGCGGGACAGCTTCCAGTTTGACTGCAGGCCAGGCATCTGCGTTGGTTGGCAATACCCCTTCGTATTTATCTGCATCAACCATCGGTCATGCTGTAGGAGGATCATCAACAAATTATCAGATGGGCGCTCCATCCATACCTTTGACGCAAGGAACATGGCGAGTAAAAATGACGCCTGTGATGAATTTTGGCGCGTCAAGTGCCGGTTGTTTTGTTGATTATTTGAGCGGATTTTTCGCCGCAGATGGTGCCAACAATGGCACAGCTCCTACTGCAATTTCTGCGACAACGACAGGGCCAATTACATACAATGCCTTGTCTAGCGGAGGCACATACAATCCAATGCCAAGTCAGTCAGCGACAGGTAATTACATGGTGTTTCCTCTCGAATGCTACATAACGGTTGCCAGCGGAACACAAACTGTTTATGGGGTTCTTTCTGTGGGATGGGTAACTTCAACTGGGCTTTTATGGGGCTGTTTTCTTGAGGCGTACAAGGTTTCCAATTAATAATTCCAGACCGCGACTGGATTCTCACAAATGCATTGCTGGCGAGTGATGTCTACAACAATGACATTGCCCCTGCCGAGCAACTGAAGGGCTGGACGAGATTTTATTGCCCCAGTGAGCCTTACCCTTCTGGATACTTTGGGGCCGCTTATGTGGACTCTGTTGCGAAGCCTTCGAAGGCTATCGTTGCGCATCGTGGTACAAAGAGCGTGCAGGATCTTGTCGAGGATATCAGTATTCTTGCGGATATGCCGTTTGAGCAGTTAAATGATGCTGTCGATTTTTCACGAGAAGTTAGAGACATATTGCCTGCTGGAATTGAAATTTCTCACACTGGTCACTCTCTGGGAGCGGTCATTGCAGAAATCATGTCAATGTCATTACTTTTCTCGCTCGAAAGTATTACATTTGAAAATCCAGGTTCGCTTGAGATATTCGGCAAGTGGAATAAAAAGATTAACCTTGACCCCAAAATACCCATCAAGACTTGCAGCACCATTATCCAGTCCCGCGTCAACATGATCAACACATGCAATACTCAGGCTGGATCGGTGTATTACCTCAAGGACAAGAAACTTGGTTTGGGCGCTCACTGGGGGCGTCATCCAGAGTCTTATCTTGAGAATCCCTTCTACATGACCGCAAATACACTTGAGCAGCATCCTATTGCCGGGATGCTGGCATATCTGGAATCAGGTGGCATTATTGCCGCTGTTGAGGACTGGCCTGCTGGCTTTGAGGCTGGCTATAAAATGTTCCTGGCTGATCTGAACACTGGACAATCAGAGGCCGAGTGTCCATGAATCTCAGAAAATCTGATCCATGCTCAGCAAAGACAATAATGACAACAATCGCCTGAAGTATTATGACAAAAGCATTTTTCAGTTTTTTGATCATTTATTTATGCCCTGGAAAAGAACGCCTGATTCGGTGATATTGAAACAGGCGTTTTTCTTATTTCAGGAGAGATACTTCAGCAGCCTGTAATCCCTTTTTACCCTGTTCGACCTTGAATTCTACATGGTCACCTTCGGCAAGAGATTTATATCCACTTCCCATTATTGCCTTGAAATGAACAAATACATCTTCTCTGTCCTGCCGGGAGATAAAACCATATCCCCTGCTGTTGTTAAACCATTTAACAATTCCTTTCTCTTTCATTTTGATATTCCCTGTGTCTGATTAATACACAGATTATCTTAAATCAAAGCTCTCGTGAGGTCTTTAAAAACTTTTGCGGTCTTGCCCATCATGCATAGATTATACGGAGAAAGGTCTCCATATGCGGGATTTTTAGTCAAATACCATTGATATGCTTTATCCTTGTCTCCATCGAATACTTCTCTGGCTTTTTCTATGACATCTGAGAGAGTTTTTACCGTGTAAGTCTTTCTTTGCTGCTTGACCATTCTGTATACCTTCTGTTTCCTGTTACCTTTTCAGACATGAAATTATTGCTTTGAAACATCCCGAACAGCCATCATCTGTATGCTGCTCAATCTTTACATTAACATTTGTGACCTGTTTAATTCCTTTATGATGATGCTTTACCCGATGGAAAAATCCATTTTTGTCACTGCTTGCCTCTGATCTGTGATAATGTTTACCATCAAGTGAATCACTTTCTTCCTTGATATCATCTCCATCGCTTTCTGTTATCGGTATCTGATCTGATTTCATATCGAGTCCCTCCGTGTATGTTTCAATAACACTGTGAATTCGATAAACCATCCCTGAAACCCTACAGTATTTTATTTGATATTGGTTCTTGATATATTATATTCATTCCGTTTCCTGATTAAAGCCTTCTGCAGATACTTCCCCGCATCTTCCCTGACATATTTCCCGGATGGGAAAAATCTCCACTCTGACCAGAGCTGCTGGTATGTCATGTTATCTATGGTTTGGCGGGTTTGTTTATTGGGTTTCATTTTTTTCCTCAATAATTTTCTGATCTGCGGGTGTTCCAAAAAATATTCATTATTCATAAGTTATCCTGAAAAGAATCCCAAAAAGCGTGATAGGTTCTACTTATCCGTTCACTGTATAAACATTATCAATCGTGAAGTCACTGCCAAGAACCCTGATTTTTATTCTTGTTTGATCATGATATTCAATAATAAGGTCAGTTGACGGACAGTTAAATTTCTCACAGACTCTTTTGCATTCTTCTTCTATGATGGAAGCATGTTTTCTGGCAATATCATTACAAATATCTTCTATGTTCATTACCGATCCTTACCGTTATTTGCCGATTCTATGGGCTTTCAAATGACTGATAGGTTCTACTATTACGCTTTGCGTACATAACAATCATTCTGTGCATTATATTCATAATCGTCTTGCCAGTCAGGTGCGCACCATGCGCAAAAATCTTCGCTTTCAATTCTGGTAAATTCTTTTGCAGTTGGATGATGCCTTTCTGGATTTTCCTGTTTATCTTCTTCATGTCTGCGAGTGCGACGATCTTGCGGAGATTCGCAGCAATAATTTTCAGGCATCATCATTCTCCTTCATCACCCATCCCCAGAATATCGACTTTAATATCGCGCTTCAGATAATTCAAAGCATCAATAGCTCCCATACTGTAAACTTGCTCAACAGAATTATGGGGTA